AAAGTTTCAATGCCGTTAGATTGGAAGATGGTTATAGGTGAAGCAGAACAAGGTGAACTTCATGTAATGCCTATTACAAGTTTAAATGACAGAGGCTTCGATGCATTTCTTTTTAATCCATTAACAGGAGGTATGCCGGAATTCAAACAGATAGATATTGTTGATATCTACACAGAAGTAAAATGGTACTTTCCAAAAATTAAATCAGGCCAACTGTTGGCAGTGCCATTAACTGATGGAAAGAATCCTCAGTGTGCGTATTTTGTTAAAGATATATCACGTCAATGTGAAGCATTAGATTATGGCCAATGCTGGTAAAACAATTGTTAAAATAAAAGCACCTGTAATGATGGTGCAGACACAAAAAAATATAAAAGAACCTGTTTGGATGGAAAGAAATTTTTTTCCAAACTTGCTTGATTTAATCAAAGAGTATAAAATAGAAATAAAAGGAATTGAATTTTTGAATGAGCATGTGAAAATATTTTTTAAAGATAAAGATCATGCAATGAAATTTAGATTAGTATATGAAGGAAAAAACTAGAAAATTTTTTGAATTACGTAATGGACTGAAAGCAATTGATTTCAGAAATAAAGATTATTTTGATAGAATAGATGACAAAGAAAGATCTTTATATTCTCCGTACATGATTATGAGATATGCTTCTAGCGTTACTGGAGATAAGTTTTATCAAGAACATTATGTTGAAATGATCAATGAATGTGTAAACAAACACTTGTTTACTTTGTCAGGCAAACACAAAAAACTTTGTTGGCTATTGACTGCTATGTGTGGTGGACTAAAACAGCAGTTTCACCCATGGATTAAACCAATGAAACGTGTTCCAAATAAAAGTTTAAAACAACTGCAAAGTATATTTCCAACTGCCAAAGAAACAGATTTAGAAACACTAGATAAAATAATCACTGATAGAGAACTAGAAGAACTGTTAGAGGCACATGGTATCAACTAAATTTAAATGTGACTACTGTGGCAAGGAGTTTACAAGAGAAAGAACACTACAGGTTCATATGTGTGAGCCAAAAAGAAGGCATCTACAAAAAAATGAAAAATGGGTTCAAAACGGATTTTCAGTATTCCAAAGATTTTATCAGATACATCAAAAAAATAGTAAACCTAAAACATATGATGACTTTTGTAAATCTGCATATTACAATGCATTTGTAAAATTTGGTCGTTATGTTATGCATACAAGTCCGCTGTACTTTGACAAGTATGTTGATTATGTAATAATGTCCAGAGTAAAATTAGATCATTGGAGCAGAGATGATCTTTACACACAGTATCTTAAAGACACTTTGAAAACCGAACCTGTGGAAGCGGCCTTACGTAGATCCATTGCAACAATGATGGATTGGGCAACAGAACAAAATGTACAATGGTCAGATTATTTTAGATTGGTCAACACAAGTCGTGCTGTACAGCACATACAGGCAGGTCATGTCAGTCCATGGTTGGTATTAGGTTGTGATGCTGGCAAGAAAATGCTACAATCGTTAAGCGACGAACAATTGCAAATGATACAAACTTATATTGATCCTGAGTTTTGGCGTAACAAATTTAAAAATTATCCAGCGGATTTGATGTTTGTTCAAGAAACTGCCAAGGAGGCACACATTGAGTAAATTTGACATAGACATAGATGACCATTTAGATATGGAAGTAGGCGATAGTGTGATTGTGATCAAAAAGGACGGATCAATAGGAAAAGTAATTTTACCTGAAATGAATAACGAAATGCAACACACACAAGGCTACAAAAAAATGCTACAAGTTTTAGATCTTCTAAAACCTGGAAGTAAAAAGGATTTTATTGAACACAACAGAAAGAAATTGCACTAATGCCTGATGTAGATATAGATTTTTATGACAGAGAAAAAGCACTAAAGTTGTTTAAACATACTCCTGCTTCAATTATAAAAAACGAAGAAATTGAAAAACACAAAACAGGAGTTTACTTTCACAGCATTCCTAAAGATCCTGTCACTGGTTACGCCAGCATAGATTACAAAAAAGCAGAGGATAGAGGGTACTTCAAAATAGATTGTTTGAACGTGAACATCTACAAAGCAGTCAAATCAGAAGAAGAACTAGTAAAACTAATGATTGAAGAACCAGACTGGACCATGTTAAAAGACAAAAACACAGTTGATCAACTGTTTCATTTGAATGGACATTTTGACATTGTGTCAAAACTTGAACCGCAAAACATTGAACAACTAGCGGCTGTATTGGCCATTATAAGACCAGCGAAAAGAAACCTAATGCACAAGTATTGGAAGGATATTTTGCAAGAAGTTTGGGTAAAACCAAAGGACGGCAGTTACTTTTTTAAAAAATCGCATGCGGTTGCTTATGCACAAGCGATTGTAGTTCAGATGAATATTTTAAGAAAAGATAAATATGCTTTTAGTGTACAACCGGAAAAAGAAACTCACTAAAAAACAAACTCTCCCAACAGTAGAACTACCCTCTGATCTTTGGCTCGGCGTCGAACTAGTCAAACAATTAGAACTCGTTAGAAAATCAAAAAAATCAATACGTTGCAAAGTTGACAATACAAATGAACTTAAAACTTGGTTCAAAGATTGTTTGCCCGAATGGCAACAAATTTGGCAACATAAACATGTTGAAATTAAATGGCACGGTGGTCACCGTGCTTTTTTTTTGAAGTATATTAAATAGGTCTTCTTACTAATTGAATAGTTCTTCTCTTGACACGCTTTTTAGCAATGTCGCTTAATCGCACACAAGGTCCATGTACAATCTCTATATCTTTGGTTGCCAAAGACACAAGTATTGTTTTAAAATATGTCCAGTCACCTTTAAGAAAAATGTTAATTGGAATTTTTCTGTTTGATTCCCACCACCATGTTTCACCTAATTTAAGATAGTTCATTTTATCTTTTGGCAACATCAGTCTGCCGTAATCGTAGAAACTAGTTACTTGATTATCTTGGTTAGAAATAATACCAACAAACTCAAGATCACCTTTTCTAATCAGTGATAAGAAGGGAAATTTCTTCCCTAATGTTTCAAAAACTTCGTTCATGCTATTCAATAAATACTGTTAAATATGCTATATGCAAACAGTATCAAGGTATTTACTTACAAATTTGGTAATAGCCTACATAAATGGTTACCACGGAAGGAATTCAAAGGTGTACGATAGAAGGTTAAAACTATTCAGAGGAGCATCAAATCCTGTTACATTCACGTTCAAAAACGAGGATCAAAAGGCTCAAAGCATCACATCTAAAACATTTGAATTTGCCTTAATTGATCGTACGAGCAAAAAGGCAGTGCTTACACGAACAATGACCACACTAGACGATGGCAGTTCATTTTCAACTAGAGGCACAGCATCAGTTACTATTACAGATGGAGATCTACTTGGATTAGAATCACAGTTTTATGACTACTCAGTAAGAGAGATTGTTTCAGACGGCTCAACTGTGTACTATCAAGTAACCTACTCAGACACGGCTTACAATGCCGCTGGATCTGTAGAATTAGCAGATGGTGGGTTTCCGCAGTTTGTTGCTAGTCAATCAATTGAATCATTTACCGCACAATCTTCACCAAATCCGTATCCACTTACACAAGTTTCAAATGCCACAATAAGTGCCAGTCCGGGACAAAACAACAATGATGCTTTACACACCATTGCTGTATACACTCAAGGCTTTAGTGGCACACTAAAAGTTCTTGCTACAATGGACACAACTCCAGAATCATCTGATTACTTTACAGTATCTACAATAACAGACTTACCAAGTTCCGGTGTCAAATACTACAACTTCAACGGCGTTTACCAATTCCTTAAATTTAGTTGGGGTAATGCCGCTGGTAATACTGGTATCATTGACAAAATCCTATATAGACAGTAAAATATAGATTATGAACCTGATCCAGTCGACTATTCTGACGTCGTTGCCTGCTGGCAAAAAGAAAACTCCAAGTGGGTGGACGTCCTTTAATGCACCGTGTTGTATACACAATGGTGAATCTGCAGACAAAAGAAAGCGTGGCGGTATCATGACAACCGCAGACGGTACACTGTCATATCACTGTTTCAACTGTGGCTATAAAGCATCGTATGTGATTGGAAGAAGATTGACTGCTAAAATGAGACAACTGATGGGTTGGCTTGGCATAGCAGATGACACAATACGTAAATTGGCCATAGAAGCCATGAGACATGAAGAGTCAGATACAAAATATGAAAAGAAAAAATTTGTAAATTTTCAAAAGAAAACACTGCCAAAGAATTCACATAGATTAGAAGTATGGCTTGAAAAATATGTAGCAAAAGATTTAACAGCACCACAGTACGAAAAAATTGACGGTGTCTTAAATTATTTAAAGCAAAGAGGTATAGATCCTAGTTGGTACGACTTTATGTACTCGCCAGACGTAAATTTTGATTTCAATAAAAGATTAGTAATTCCATTTTACTGGAGAGGTGACATTGTAGGATACACTGGCAGAATGTTTGTGCAATCAGAAAAGGCAAAGTATTTCACAAATGTGCAACCAGGATATGTATTCAACATGGACGCACAACACTGGAATCGAAAGTTTGTAATAGTGACAGAAGGACCTTTTGACGCTATCACTGTTTCTGGTGTAAGCATATTAGGATCGGAAATAAATGAAACACAAAAAGATTTGATTAACGGATTAAACAAACAAGTGATTGTAGTGCCAGACAGAGATGCAAGTGGACAAAAATTAGTAGACCAAGCAATTGAATTTGGTTGGAGTGTTGCTTTTCCTAAATGGCCAGATGATGTCACAGATGTGGCTGATGCTGTTTCTAAATATGGTAGATTGTTTGTAATTCAATCAATACTGAAAACAACAGAAACAACAAAATTAAAAATTGATTTACAAAGGAAGATGTATGGCTAGTTTTCATATAGAAGCAACAAGCAAATGCACATTAGAATGTCCTTTATGCGACAGAACATGGTTTTATGAAACTTTCAAAAAAAGAAATCTACATGAAGTAAATGTAGATAATGTTGTAAAATTTGTTGGCCCTAATGTAGAAATTAATTTTTGCGGAAACAACGGTGATCCAATCTATCATTCTAAGTTTATTGAGATGTGCAAAAAACTAAAAGACAACAATTGTAAATTACAAATTACAACAAATGGATCTGCTAAAACTAAAAAATGGTGGGCCGGTTTGAACGCAGTGTTAGATAAAGATGACAGGATAACTTTTAGTATTGACGGATTAGAAGATACTAATCACATCTACAGGAAAAATGCAAAATGGAAATCAATAATGGATGCCATACAAGTTTTACAAAAAAGAAAGTGTCAACTGCAATGGAAATTTATTGTTTTCAAACATAATCAACATCAGATATCAGAAGCAAACACACTATCAAAAAAACTTGGTTTTGATAATTTTAAACTTGAAAAAAGCGATAGATGGCTAGGCAAAAAAGATCTAATGCCTGACAGAGAATATATTGATTCATACTATGAACAACAGCAAAATATTTTAGTAGACAAAAATTTTCAAACTGAAATGAAACCGTGGTGCATAGAAAAAAACCAACCATCAAAAGACTTATACATAGATGCTGAAGGAAATTTTTATCCATGCTGTTGGATTGGTACATACAGATACAAATACAATAATGTGTTTTCGCCCAAAACAAGCGACTTTAATATTGAAAATAACACATTGGAAACAATATTGAATAACCAAAAAGTAAAAGAATTTTTTGAATCAACAAAAGACTTTAATTCTGCACACGAATGTTGTAAAATACAATGTGGAGTAAAAAATGGCTGATTATACTTTTGACGTACAGAAACTATATTTGGAAATGCTTTTGGCAGATGCAGAATCATTTGCAAGAGCACAAAATATATTTGATCCAAATTCATTTGATAGAAAACTGCAACCAGTTGCTAAATTTGTTAAAGAATATGTTGAAGAATACAAAGTGTTGCCTGAAGTAGAACAGGTCAATGCCAAACATGACATAAAACTTAAAACAGCAAAAGATTTAGATCCTAGCCACTTTTCTTGGTTGCTAGATGAATTTGAAACATTTTCCCGACACAAGGCACTAGAAAGAGCAATACTTCAATCTGCTGATCTTTTAGAAAAAGGAGACTACGGTCCTGTAGAAGACAAAATAAAAGACGCAGTACAGATTGGATTGACTCGTGATATGGGTACAGACTACTTCGAGGATCCAAAAGGTAGACTGGAGTTGTTAAAGAACTCCAACGGTCAAGTCAGCACAGGTTGGGCCAATTTGGATAAGAAACTGTTCGGTGGATTTAACCGAGGAGAACTTAATATTTTTGCAGGCGGATCAGGTGCAGGTAAAAGTTTGTTCTTACAGAATCTTGCAATAAATTGGGCAACCGCTGGCTTGAACACAGTTTACATTAGTTTTGAATTGAGTGAAAGTTTAGTGGCTATGAGAATGGATGCTATGATTACAGGCATACCTACTAGAAAAGTATTTCCTGAAATAGAAAACGTAGAAATGAAAGTCAAGATGTTGGCTAAGAAATCAGGAAACTTACAGATCAAATATTTGCCATCTGGAAGCACTATACTTGATGTAAGATCTTATGTGAAAGAACTTGAACTAAAAAGCAAAAAGAAAATTGATTGTGTGTTGATTGACTACTTGGATCTAATGATGCCAAAAAGCAAAAGAGTTTCACCAGCAGACTTGTTTATAAAAGACAAATATGTATCGGAAGAAATCAGAAACTTTGCCACAGAACATAATTTGCTAACTTGCACAGCATCACAATTGAACAGGGCCAGTGTAGAAGAAATTGAATTTGATCATTCGCACATTGCAGGTGGTTTATCCAAGGTACAAACAGCAGACAATGTGTTTGGTATATTCACTTCCAGAGCAATGAAAGAACGTGGCAGATATCAGATACAATTTATGAAAACAAGATCAAGTTCGGGTGTTGGACAAAAAATAGATTTAGAATTTGACATAGATACCTTGAGAATAAGAGACCTAGCAGAAGATGAAGAATATCAACAGTTTAAAAAACAATCATCTACAATTTACGATTCGCTAAAACAAAAAAGCAAAGTGGCCACTAACAAACCAAATGTACCCGATCCAACCAAAGGTGACAATGTTGGCAAAGTAAAAGCAACAGTTGAAGGTGGCAAACTAAGACAATTACTAAATGAACTACACTCGGATGAAGAACAGTAATGACATTCTTTACATTTACGAAAAATTA